ATGTCAAAACTTAAACTTTGCGCAGAAAGCAATGGCTGCTGCAAAGACAAGAGTAAATGTCAGGTTTGTCCGTGTGTTTAGAACGGAAACCACAAGAGAGATAAATAAGCTCAAGTTTGGGCAAAGAATGGGCTTGAAATGATTGGTAAAGTAATAAAGTACAAGTTCGATAACACCAGCAGCTTAAACAACGTTTTCGCTGGCCGTGTTTATCCTTTGGTTGGAGCGCAAACGAGTGCCCGACCTTTTTGCATTTACGATACTACAAGCATCCGCCCTGAAGGATCGAAAGATGCCGACAGCCATATTGATATAGTCAACATTGAGCTGACTTTAATAGGAGATAACTACGGCACATTGCAGACTGCCGTTGAAAATATACGCACAACATTTGTGCGAATGAAGGAAACAATTGGGGGCGTAAACGTTCAATCGTGTGGCTTTGATACTCAAAGTGAGGTATTCAATGTTGATGAGGAGACTTTTGCGGTATCAGTTGATTTAGTGTTTAGAATAGTCAAATCATAAAAATTAAAAAAGATGGCAGCAAGTACATCAGTAATGAATAGCACCGACGTAGTAATAAAAGTCGGTAGTGAACTTGTCGGTAAAATGACAAGCGCTTCTTTAAGCGTAACAATGGCAACTCGTGATATTTCCACGAAAGACAGCGCGGGCTGGATGGAAGTATTGGAAGGTCAAAAATCGTGGACTCTATCGGGTGAGGGTTTGGTAGTGTATAACCAAACTGGGAAAACAACACCTGATGAGATTTACACTCTTTTAAGCAACCGCGGGGTAGTAGCTATTGAGTTCGGTTCAGAAACAACTGACGAGACATACTACAGCGGTAGTGGTTTCTTCACTGAGTTTTCAACGGATGCGGGAGTAGAAGATAACGCAACGTTCTCTTTCTCATTCCAAGGAACAAGCACCTTAACTCAAGGGACTCAATCATAACATCAGTAGGGGGGCTTCGGCCTCCCTATTTTAACATCACACACAACAATGGAAACAAACTTGATAAAAGTAGGCGAAAAGACATACCCCGTAAAGTACGGGTTCAATGCATTAAGATTGTTTTGCAATGCCAGCGGCATTGGATTGCAAGAGCTTGAAAAGATAGGAGAAAACATAAGTATAGACCACGCCATCAATTTGGTATGGGCGGGAATGAAAGACGGTGCACGAGCAGAGAAGCAAGCCTTTGATCTTAGCGCTGATGACATTGCCGATTTGCTTGATGAGGATATGAGTATCATTCAGCAGTGTATGGAATTGTTTGTTGCCTCCTTTGTGAAGCCAGGAGCTGAAGAAAAAAAGTAAACGCCCAAGCCTCGGAATCTCTTGATTGGGATGCGCTGGAAGCGATAGGTTTGGGTGAGATGGGAATGAGTGTTGAGGAGTTCTACAATATGACTCCGCGACAATTCCAAAACAAAAGAGAGGGCTTCCAAAACCGCATTCAGTATGAGACTGAATTGGTATGGGAAACCACAAGGTGGCAAGCAGCGGTAAACATTGCACCACATACGAAGAAAAGATTAGGCCCTAAAGACTTGGTTGTTTTCCCTTGGGATGGCAAAAAGAGAGTACATAAGGCTGCAACATACGAAGAGGTGCAAGAGGCAATTAAAAAGGTGTTTGGTAGATGAGCCGTACGGATATAGATTTTAAGATTGGCGCGGACTTAAAGCAGTTCCGCGGTGCAATGGGCAACATCGACCACAGCTTGAGAAAGTTAAGCGGTGGTTTTGGTGCTTTAGGGGGAGTGATTGGTGCTTCCTTTGCAATTGATATCATCCAGCAGTTTGCTGCTGAATCCGTTGAGCTTGCCTCAAAGATGGAAGGCGTTGAGGCGGCTTTTAATCGACTCAATGACCCTACACTTCTTGACAACCTTAGAAAAGCCACAGCGGGCACCGTTGATGACTTAAAGCTGATGCAAACGGCTGTAAGGGCTGAAAACTTCCGCATCCCTATGGATGTGCTTGCAAAAGGTTTGGAGTTTGCACAGCGTAGAGCACAAGCCACGGGTGAGAGTGTTGACTATATGGTTGACTCCTTCGTTACTGGTTTGGGTAGAGAATCGGTTAAGATTCTTGACAACCTTGGTATATCTACCATTGAGCTGCAAGAAAAGACCAAAGAGCTTGGCTCTATGGCTGCTGCCGTTGGTCAGATAATGGAAGATGAGTTTAATAAGGTTGGCGAGCGCGTTACAACTACTTCAATGAAGGTAGACCAGCAGCGCGCTTCAATCACTAACTTGAAGACTGAAATTGGTGAGAAGCTCTTACCTGTCTATTCTGCTTTCCTTGACCAAACCAATAAAGGACTTAGCACCGTCAACTTTATTCTTGATGACCAAGAGAAAGGCTACAAGCGATTATTTACTGCTGTACAATCTTACTTTAATATCACTAAGTTTGGTTTAGATTTAGTCACCAATCCTACAAAAGCGTTTCTTTCTTTACTTGGCGATACCAAGGAAGAAGTTGAGGAGTTAAATACTGAATTTGACAATGGCTTACCGAGTGTTACTGCTTGGGCTGATAAGTTTGATGCAATGCAAACTCAAGCTAAAGAGGGTGCAAAGAAACAAAGAGAAGCCGTTGAAGCATACAACAACAAACTTGAAGAGCTGCTCCCTACACTTCAAAAGGTAAGCCACGAAATAGACAAAGCCTTTAATCCTGGAGAAGATACAAGCAGAGGCCTTGCGCACTTATTAGGGTTTGCTGAGGTCAATATGGAGCTTGAGGAGCTTGAGGAAACTACCGAGAACTTTGGCGATACCTTTGACCATAGCTTTAGGAATACCATTGATAAGTTCCGCGTATTTAGGGATGAGTTTATGATGGTGGGTGAAGTGTTAAGAATGTCCTTTGAAGCAGCCTTCGCGCCATTAGAAGAGGGAGAGACACGCCTTGGAAACTTTAGAGAGGCATTTGTTAATCAACTAAAAATGATGGCAGCACAATTACTTGCTACGGCTGCCGCTGCTGCAATACTTGCTACAATCCTAACCATTGCATTTGGTGGTTCTAACCTTGCTGGAGCAAGCAATGTTTGGCAAAGCTGGAATGGGCTTTGGTGATTTGTTTGGTGGTTTATTACAAGGCGGCGGCGGATTTGGATTTAACGGCGGCGGAATGACTGGTAACACTTCGGGAGGCATTGAGATATTTGGAAAACTGCTTGGCTCCGATATATTGCTATCGGGTGAGCGTGCTGGAAGAAATAGAAATAGACTAAGCGGAATCGGAGGCTAATGGCAAACCCAAAATTATACGGTGAATTTAGAAGCGACTACGGAAACTTCTACTTGATAGAGATATGGGATGAGGACTATACGGGCAATGATCCTGATAGGTTCAACGTAACGAGTGGCGGCTTTGAGCTGAACTACTCGGGGCAAACGGACAACATCTACAGCCCCGTTATTGGCTCAAGTGTTTCCTTTGGTATGTACATCAAGGATGCTGCAACAAGAGCCTTTGAGACTGACTTTAAGAACTATCAAGAGAACCGCTACTACGTTAAGATTTGGAAGGGCCAATACGATGGCCAAGATTCTGATAAGTGGTACAACACCTCAAAGGTATCGGATGATGGTTTAGTGATGAACTTCTCACCTGATGAGGAAGAGCTTGTGTACCTTGACTTCTTTTGGGGTGGATACATCTTACAAGATATTGTAAAGATAGAGGATGCTGCGGAGCCTTACGTTTTGCAGATAGAAGCAAATGATGGTATTGCCAAGCTCAAGAATGTTAATGCGCAAGAGGGGCTAAGAACGATTAAGAGTTTATTTTCGAGCGCAATCTTTAATGCGTACAGCTTTAACATTTTGCCAACGGAATGGCCCGCGCTAAAAATGATAAGCAACTGGTGGAGCCAACAACATACTTACAACGCTAATGAAAACCCATTAGAAACCACCTCGGTTGATGTTAATGTATTCCACACGTTCAATTCTGACGGTAGTGTAAACCTTGCCTCCTACTACGATGTGCTCGTAGGGGTGTGTAGGATATTCGGTATGCGCTTTTATTTTTCTAATGGTAGCTACCGAGCGGAGCAGATATTTCAACGCGATGGTAGCTCTTTAAAAGAGTTCAGCTATAAAAGAGACGGCAACCTTATAAGCTATGAAAGTGTAACGAGAGATAAAACACTCAATCAAACAAGCAACAAGGCTCGCCTGGCTGGTAACATCTTTAACTTCCTCCCCGCTGTTAATGAGGTGCAGATTCGAACATCAGAAAATGGATTAGATTATGCGGGTGTTGTATCTACCCACAATTCAAGCCCGCTCATTGATTTAGGTTACACACCCGGAACAAACGTCAACAACTTCCTTGAAATAACCTTTACTTATAAGGTTACGATGACCGCAAATGTAACGGACAACCCGCAATTCTTGTGGTATATGTTTGATGTTGATGTCATCCAAGATGATGGTACAACGGTGTACTATTTGGAACGCGACCACAACAAATTGAAGCCCCTAAGCCAAACGTGGACAACAACGCAAGCAGATGGCGGGTATCAAGTGTTGGCGGGTAGGTTTGTTGAGCGCACTGATTTGTTATTCCAACGTCCTTCGGGCACTGTTACTATAGTAACGCCGTACTTGCAAACGGATGGCGATATCACCGTGCAGTTCAATAGCAATAGATTCATCAAAGCGGATGGCACTACAAAGGTGTTGAACGCTGGAAACACATCAACGTGGGAAACGGAGGTAGTGTCAATCAGAAAATCAGTAGGAACCAACGGCTACGATATTCGCTCGACAACAACACAAGCGGATAATGGCAGCGGTATTATTTACGATCTTGGCGAAACAAAAATCTTTGACGGGCCGGGAACGGAAGGCAGTTTATACAAAAGAAATTCCTTAACATCGCGCACATTAACAACGGGATGGCGTGAGGGGAATAGCGGTGGTTATAACACGGCGCAGCGACTTGTTGCCAATGAGTTCCTTTCTTTAATGAATACACCCGTGCAAAAGTACGAGGGCAGCATTTTCAGCAGCCACAATTTTATGACTCGCTTAATCTTTGAGGGGAAGAATTGGTTGCAGCTTGGCGGTAGATTT